AAAAAAATAAACAGCAGGTATCAGAGATAGGGGTATCGGATGATGAAGAAGGATGTAATCATTGGTCCAGCAGCGCGAGGCCGCGCGCCAGTAGGTGCGCCACCCGCTTCGCGGGGGGGCCTGACGGCCCCGCTGGCGCTACCTACAGGCGCAGCGGTGGTGCGCAATGGGATGATGGATCATGGCGCGCAAGGCACCGCCAAGTCGGTTTAACAAAAAGCCCCCATCGCTTGGTCACATTGCCAACGTAAGGGCGACCCCCCGGCAGATAGCCGCGTGGCGGGCAGCATGGGAGATCGGACCAGGGATGCAATTTATCGGATGGGCAGACCCTCTACCAATGCCACCCACAGAGCCCTGTAAGCCCTGCGGAGGCGGCATGCGGTTTTGGACGGAGCTTGCGATACCTCACCAGGGCTGGCGATGCTGCAACTGCCACCCAGCCCCGGACACGATCAGAATTCGGCACTGGACCCTCGGCCCAGATTTCATCGACGCAGCAGAGCGCGATGCCATCGCGGATCAAGCACCAGAACGACACCCCAAGCCAACCGAGGGGGAAGGCATTTGGTTGGATGAACCCACAACAGACCCCAAGGAGGGGGATTGGATATGAGCGATATCGGACACAACATGGCCGCCGACCGGCTAAGGGGCCTTGTGGAACGCATCGAGCGCCTGGAGGAAGAACGGAAGAACCTCCAGTCTGACATCAAGGACATTTACACCGAAGCTAAATCGGCAGGCTTCGACACCAAGGTGCTGCGCATGGTGATCGCCAGCCGCAAGAAGGACCAGAGCGAATGGGAAGAGCAGCAGGCCCTGCTTGAAACCTACATGAAGGCCCTGGGGCAGCTTGCCGATACCCCCCTCGGAAAAGCAGCACTGGATACGCTGTGATGGCACAGAGGCACTCAGGCAAGGGCGGCGCGCCCTTGCCGCCAGCAGGCCCTATGGTGACCACACAGGCCATCGCAGCAGCCCCGCAGGACATTCACCACGAGTGGATTATCGTGGCCGTCAGGCCCACCGGCAGAGGCATTTGGGAGCCCACCATGTCCTACGAGGATTGGCGGGTCTTCAGGGCCATGGTGGATGATTGCAGCGCCACCACCACGCAACGCCGAGATGAGGCAGGCACCGTCCTGCTGGCGAAATTGAGGGACGCAGAATGATCGTTGGAATTGATCCGGGCATTTCCGGGGCCATCGCATGGTTGTCAGATGAAGGCTTCCTGCTGTCGGCCATGGACATGCCCACCACCGTGGTGAACGGAAAAGCAAAGGTGAATCCCCATGCGCTTGCCAGTGAGCTGTCCTTCCGAAAGCCGAAGATCGTGGTGCTGGAAGAGGTCGGGGCAAGGCCCGGCCAAGGCGTCAGCAGCATGTACAATTTTGGCTACAGCGCAGGCATCCTGTTGGGCGTGTGCGCTGGTTTGGGCATCCCCACCGTCTTCTACCGCCCAGCAGTCTGGAAGCGGCAGGCAGGCGTCCCGGCAGATAAAAACGCTGCCCGGCAGATTGCGCAACACCTCTGGCCGGGCAGCCCAGCCTTCGACCGGGTGAAAGATCACGGGCGGGCAGAGGCTGCGCTCCTGGCGCGGTGGTACGCCACCCGCGTGTGCGGCAATGACTAAGCCGCCCACCGATTGGCGCAGCGCCATCCTGGCCCTGCTGCTGATCATGGGATGCAGTTTTTTCGGAACCTTGGCAGCGGGAATCGTCCTGCTGCTTGCATTCAGCGGATAAAATGGAGATTGGACATGAAGATCAGTGATATCATGACTAGAGACGAATTCGTGGGCATAGGCATGCGGATCGTGAAATTGTTTCAGCCGATTCAGCCATCCGATGAGGAATTCCTGGCCGTCAGGATGGCTGACAATGCCCCAGGCGATCAATTCCTGACAGATGCCAGAAGGACCGAGGAAGTGACCGAGACGGCAAACCAAATCTTTGAGTTGTGGTTCACACGCCCGGAGGGCAACGCATGAGCCTGCACCTGAAGCACACGCCACCGGCTTACATCGACAGGATGCTGAATAGCCCGAGGGCCATCAGGTATCGGCTGCCGCATTTGCTGGATCAGGCCCGGCAAGACCTGCTCTGGAACGACACCCTGGCCTATCAACGCACCATGATGCGCGTGACCCAGATTGAGCAGGAGATCGCCCGGCAAGACGAAATCCTTGAAAAAGCCTTGCAGGCGGAGCGCAAAAAAGCATAGCCTGTCCCACCCCATGCCTGTCCTCATGGGGTATCTTCCCAGACTGCCCCGGCGCATCCCTCCCGAGCGCCGGGGCTTTTTTCTCTTCCCAAAATTTTTTTACTAAAATGCTATTTTTGTGTTGACGCCATTTTAGCGTTTTGATAAAAGTCTTTTCACGGCAATCACGCCGATGGAGATGACCCCGATGCTTGATAACCTCACCCTCGCCGACCGCTACAACACCCTGAACGAGCGCCTGAAGGAGCTTGAAGCCGAAGTGAAGGCGGTGCGCGACCAGATCATCGCCACCGGCCAGGAAAAGCTGGTTGGCGAATTCGCCGATGTCACCGTCAGCCTCTCTGAGCGCTCCACCTTCGACGGCAAGCTGGCCCAGTCCTACCTGACCGCCGAGCAGATCGCAGCCTGCACCAAGAAGTCGGTGGTCACCACCGTGCGCGCCAAAGCCAAGACCGCGAAGGAGGGCTGAGAGCCATGCGCCGTATCCCCACCGACAGCAGCCTGGACATTCGCATTTCACGGCGCATGCAGGAAGAAAAGAAAATCGCGGCCCTCCTGGCCGCGAACCCCCAGATTGGTGTCCTGCAACGCGGTCAAAAGAAGCGTTATTACCTGCTGTCACCGTACCGCGAAGCCAAACATCCCGCTGACCTTCTGCCGTTGGAGTATTGAGCCATGATCAACGTACCCTATAAAACACGCCGTCTGGGTTATGCGGGTGACCCCCGCATCCCCTTCGCCTGGGCAGGCTGGAATGACGCCATGGCAGGCCGTCCGATGGACTACTACCTGCTGGACCGCGCCCCCACACCGGCATGCGCACAGACTTATGAAACGGCCCGCTTCCGCGTCATGGCGCTACGCGATGCCGGGCTGACGGTTCCGCGCTGGAACAGCATGAAGAGCGTTCCCCCGGCCATTCACGCAGCCCTGACGCTGACCAATGGCCTTCAGGTCATGGCGCGCGCCGAAGGCAAGCCATACTGGCCCACCGGCTCCAACCATTGGATGGCAGCAGCATGACCGAGCAGCACCCCGTGGACGCCTTCATTGACACCCTGGTGGCCTATGCCGAGGCCACCGACAAGGCTGGCCCCCACTATGTTGCAGGCTACTGCTGCGCAGTCATGCGGCTGCTGATGGATAGCCTGCCCGAGGGGCTGGAAAAGCGCGCAGCTCACATGACCCTGCAACAGAAAACGAAATTCCTGAAAAGCCAGATGGATAAAAAACCGTGATCACCACCCGCATCGACACCTCCGCCGATCATCTCACCAATTTGATCTCTCGAAACGGTTTTGAGAGCGCTGAAGCCCTGGCACAGCACCTGGGCGTCCATTTCACGACCGTCTATCGGTGGCTCCGTGGCCAGGGGCCAGTCCCCGTGGTCGTCATCCGATACCTTGAACTGAAGGCGAAAGCAAAATGAGCGAAAAAGAATGGGGTTATTGGCTGGATCAGCCCGGCGGCATATGGATCATGCTGCCCAAGCTGCCGCTGACCCGCGCAGGCTATGACAACCCGCCCTTCACCGTCACCCGGCCTGATGGGAAGGTTTTGCATGTGATCGAGAAGCCATGAGAAAAAAAATGCAGGGGCGCGCATTTTTTTGTTGACCCCTACTTTATCATAATGCTAAAAGTCTCTCACGGCGCTGGTGCCGATAGAAATGGAGATTGAAAATGAACTACGCTAACCACATCGGTTACTCTGACGTGAACCCCTTCGAGATCGTGCGCCGCGTCAGCGACCGCACCATCGAAATCCGCGCCATGAACGCAGAGCGCGCCAATCCCAAAGAAGACATGGGCTTCATCCCAGGTGGCTTCGTGGGCCACTTCGCTGATCAGCATAAGCAGCAGTGGACCATCACCAGCAACACTGAAGCCCCCGTCACCCGCATCCGCCTTCAAAAAGACGGCCAGTGGCGCTGCAAGCACGGCCAGCGCTTCGTCCTCGGCGTGAAGCCGGTGAAATTCTACGATTACAATTTCTGATCAGCGGGGGCTTCGGCCCCCTTCCTTCCCAAGCTTAGGAGATTGATATGCCTGACCTTCTCGCTCAAGCCGAAGCACTGGAAGCCCAAGCCCGCGATGCCATTCAGCGCGCACATGACAGCTTCGAACGCTCCGACACCGACGGTTACCTCACCCAGTGGGCAGGCGGCATCACTGCCGATCTGCGCCGCCGCCAAGCCCAAATCCTTCGCGATGGCGGCAAAGCCGTCTTCGAGGGCCTTTACGAAGGCAACCGTCGCGTCAGGGCCAGACTGATTGAACACCAATACGGCGAAGCATGGCTGCTTGATGACGAAGAAGCCGCGCTCTTTGGTCGCAAATTTATCCCCGAAGGCCGGAAGTCCAGCATGCAAAAGAAAAAAGGGCTTCATCAAGCCCTGGAATGGGCTCCCGCTGGAGCAAAGACCGCCAGCAACGGCACCGGCCTAAGCGGCAACGTCTGGGTCAAGATATTCCGCACCGGCTGCCGCTGGGGCTCTGACGCAACCAAGTGCAACCCAGGCTGAAGGCAACACATAACCTTCTAGCATCGCCCCCTGGAAATCCTTATATTGCGCGGCAAGGAGGCCACCATGCCGCGCCGCAAAGCCGTTGATGCCCTTGGCAATCCGATCCAGCCGCGACCGGCTGGACGCCCATCAGATTACACCGAAGCCCTGGCCGATGAGATCGTCAGCCGCATGACCATGGGTGAAAGCATGGTCCAGATCGCGGCCAGCGATCACATGCCAGATCGCGTCACAATATATCGCTGGATGGATCGGAACCCAGAATTCGCCACACGGTGCGCGCGGGCCAGGGAAGGTCTTGCCGACTATCTTGTTGATGAAATTGAGAATTTAGCCAAAAACGCCACCAAAGAGAACCTTGAGATAGTGAAGCTACAGGTCAGCGTAGCCCAGTGGCGGGCGATGAAGATGGCGCCCAGGCTGTATGGCGACAAGCGCTTCAATGAGAATACTGGCCCAGGCGGTGGCCCGATAGTGACCGAAAACCGGAACATTACCACGATTGACGCCACGCAATTGACCCAGGAGCAGCGCGATGCCCTGCGGGAAGCGCTGCTGGCCGCTACAGTCAAGGACTGATCCATGGGGATCATCCGCCTGGGCGACAAAGAGATAGACATAGCCCAGACCTTGGCCGAGCTTGACCGCGCCGAATGTGAGGAAAGCCTCTACGCCTGCCTGATGTCGGGCTGGCAGTATATCGACCCGGCGCCCTTCACCCCAGGATGGGTGATTGAAGCCGTCGCAGAGCATCTTCAGGCGGTCTGTGACGGCGATATTCGCAAGCTCCTGATTAATATACCGCCCCGCTGCTCGAAGTCGTCCCTGACCTCCGTAGCCTTCCCTGCGTGGGTCTGGGCGCAGCGTCACCACAGCCACACCAGCGGCCCTGGTGTTCAATTCCTCCACGCATCCTATGCCCAGAGCCTGTCCCTGCGTGACAGCGTAAAATGCCGCCGCCTGATCGAATCGCCCTGGTATCAGCGGCTGTGGGGCAGTCGGTTTGCCCTGACTGGGGATCAGAACACCAAGACCCGATTCGACAATACGATGGGCGGCAGCAGGCTCAGCACATCGGTAGGCTCAGCCCTGACCGGCGAAGGCGGCAACATTATCGTCGTTGACGACCCCAACGCGGCCCAGGAAGCTTTCTCTGAGGCCACCATCGAAGCCACCATCGAATGGTGGGATGGCGCGCTCAGCACCCGCCTGAACGATCCCAGGCGTGGCGCCTTCATCGTAATCCAGCAGCGCCTCTCCGAAGAAGACCTCACCGGCCATATCCTGTCCAAGGATGCCGATGGCTGGACGCACTTGTGCCTGCCCATGCGGTACGAGCCTGATCGGTCTTTTGTCACCGGCATTGGCTGGAAAGACCCGCGCACGGAGCCCGGCGAGCTTCTGTGGCCTGAGCGCTTTGGCGAGCAGGAGGTGAAGACCCTTGAGCGGCAGATGGGGCCATGGAAGTCTGCCGGGCAGCTCCAACAGCGGCCCGAGCCCCAGGGCGGTGGCGTGGTCAAGCGCGACTGGTGGCAGCTCTGGGCCGAAGATGCTTACCCGGCCATGGACTATGTAATCGCCAGCCTGGATACCGCTTACACTACCAAGACCGAAGGCGACTTCTCTGCCATGACGGTCTGGGGTGTCTTCAGCGGCGATGTGGTGGCCGAGGCCGCCAGGACTGAGGGTGGCGGATTTGTCGAACGCACCTATGGCCAGCAGCACCCTCGCGTGATGCTCATGAACGGATGGGCCGAGCGCCTGGAGCTTCATGACCTTGTGACCAAGGTGGGCGAGACCTGCCGCCGCATGAAGGTGGATAAACTCATCATTGAAAACAAGGCTGCCGGTCACAGCGTGGCCCAGGAAATGCGGCGCCTGTTTGGGCATGAAGACTGGGGCGTTCAACTGATCGACCCCAAGGGCCAGGATAAGCTGGCCCGGCTGTATTCGATCCAGCACCTGTTTGCCGAGGGCATGGTCTATGCCCCTGACCGGGCCTGGGCCGATCAGGTGATCACCCAGGTGGCGGGCTTCCCGAAAACCAAGCACGATGACTTGGTGGATACCGTCAGCCAGAGCCTGCGGCACCTGCGCGACCTGGGGCTGCTGACCCGTGGCCCCGAATGGACGGCTGCCATCGAAGACAGCATGACTTTCCGAGGAAAGCCACCTGCGCCGTTGTATCCATCATAGCATCTGTGCAATATGGCGCCTGAGAGGGAGTGACCATGCCACTTGTCCCTGGCCTAAGCCCGTCTATCCGTGAACCTGTCCCCGAGGAGCAGGCGCTGCCTGATGGGGCCGATATCATCATTGCCGAAGCCGACCCGGCTGCCGACCTGCCTGCGATGGATGATGAAGGCAATATCCTATCCATCGAACATCCTGATGGCAGCATCACTGTGCGCATTGATGGCGAGCCCCTTCAAAGCGCAGCATCGCGCAAGCCGACCGGCTGGTTCGACAATCTTGTCGATCAGATTGATGAGATGGAGCTTTCGCGCATCAGCGAAGACCTGTTGCGCGGTGTGCGTGATGACATAACCAGCCGCAACGACTGGATTGAAGATCGGGCCACAGGGCTGCGGCTGCTTGGCCTTCGCATTGACATCCCGAACCTTTCTGGCCCCAGCGAAGGTACGCCGGTTGAAGGCATGTCCAAGGTGCGGCACCCGCTTCTGCTTGAGGCTGTGCTGCGCTTTCAGGCCAATGCGCGTTCCGAGCTTCTGCCGACCGATGGGCCGGTGAAGATCAGGAACGATGACAACGATCCCAGCCTGGAAGAAGATCGGCTGGCTGATGCGCTTGAGCGTGACCTCAACCATTACCTGACGGCGGTGGCCACCGAATACTATCCCGATACCGACCGCATGCTGCTGATGCTGGGCTTCGGCGGCACCGCGTTCAAAAAGGTCTATTACTGCCCGCTGCGCAATCGTCCTGTCAGCGAAACGGTTGATGCCGATGATCTGATTGTGAACAACAGCGCGACCGATTTGAAGAACGCCAAGCGCGTCACGCACCGCACTTACCTGAAGCCTAGCACGGTAAAGCGCTTGCAGATTTTGGGCGTCTATCGTGACATTGATCTAAGCACTCCGAACGATATTAGCTATGATGGGTTGCAGCGCGAAGAGAAGGTTATTGAAGGCGTTGCAATCAGCGTCAGCAATCCCAGCGACCGCGACCGTGAAATTTTTGAGTGCTACTGCGAGCTTGATATCAAAGGCTTCGAGCATCGGTTCAAAGGCAAGGACACGGGCTTAGAAATTCCTTACCGTGTGACCATTGACGTTTCATCGCGCAAAATCCTGTCCATCGTGCGCAACTATGATGAAGACACTGAAGAGCTTCCAGAAGCCCGCAGCAACTTCGTCAAGTATTGCTTCATGCCCGGCTTTGGTTTCTATGACATTGGGCTGCTGCATATCCTTGGCAACACCACCAATGCGGTGACCGCAGCATGGCGTGAGCTTCTGGATGCTGGCATGTACGCCAACTTTCCAGGCTTCCTGTTTGCTGATGCTGGCGCGCGTCAGAATACCAACATCTTCCGCGTTCCACCGGGCGGTGGCGCCTTGGTGAAGACCAATGGCATGCCGATTCAGCAGGCCATCATGCCGCTGCCCTACAAAGAGCCAAGCGGCGCCCTGATGCAGTTGGTGCAGAATATTGCTGAAACCGGCATGCGCATTGGCGGCGTGAGCGAGATGCAGGTGGGCGAAGGCCGGGCTGATGCGCCGGTCGGCACGACGCTGGCCCTGATTGAGCAGGCGCAGAAAATTTTGAACAGCGTTCACAAGCGCATGCATGCGGCGCAGGCGCAGGAATTTCAATTGCTGGCCGAGTGCTTCCGGGAGAACCCGCAGAGCTTCTGGCAGCGCAATAAGAAGCCTGCGCTGCCGTGGGACGAGCAGCGGTTCTTGCAGGCCCTGGATAACTGCGAGCTTGTGCCGCAGGCTGATCCGAACACGGCCAGCCACATGCAGCGGCTGATGAAGGTGATGGCGCTAAAGCAGCTTCAGCAGGGAAATCCGTCCCTGTATGATCCAGTCGCTATTGATACGGCAGCCTTGCAGGCGATGGGCTGGAACAATCCTGACCAATTCTTTATTCCTGAAAAAGACCGTAAAGCTACGCCGCCTGAATTTATGAAGGCCCAGGCCGAGCTTCAGATTAAGAAGCAGGACGCTGACACGAAGGCTATGGAAGCCCAGGCGCGGGCGCAGAAGATGCAGGCTGACACTGCGCTTGAGGCCCAGCAATTCCAGGCCAATCAGGTAATGCATGAGCAACGCATGGGCTTGGACGTTTCGAAATTCCAAGTGCAGGCCAGCATTGAAGAGCGGGCCATGGGAGCAAAGACCGATGAAGCTATCGCGCGTGAAAGATTGCAGCTTATTGATCTGGCGCAGAACCTTGCGGTTCACCCAGAAAGCGCTCCGGTGGTTGCGCCGCTTGTTCGCCCGGCGTTCCAAGCCGTAACTGAGCGTGAGCTTGAGGAGAAGGCCCGGCGTGGTAGTCTGCCGCCGTTGCCAGGGCTTGGTGGAGCGATGCCGCAATGAATTACGATCCCAACAAAGCGATCCGACAAGCTTTGATGGTGGCGAGGCGTCAGATTACGGCGCCCAACAATATGACGATCCGTGGCCAGGATCACATTCTGGCCTATATCACGCCGCGTGAGGCCGATCTTCTTGCCAAGCGCGGTGGCTCTGGCCGGATCACGAAGTACGGCATCCCGGCTTTTGATGACGGTAATGGCCCCGGCGGTGACCCCAGCGACAATTCCAATTCAATGTCGGAGGCTTCGACGCAAGATGCTGCTGGTGGAAATACTGGTGAGGGTGCTGGACCTACTGGTGCCGGTGCTGGGGCTACTGGAGAGCAAGGGCCTAATGACACTGATGTAGGCATGACTGCTACTGCGCCTGCTGCTCAGCAGGTTGGGCCTCTCTCGTTTGCAGAGCCTTTGGGCGTCTTTGATGCTCATCGCGGTATGGGTATTGTGGGCGGTCTTGCTGGCCTGGGGCTTGGCGTCCCTGGCCTTGGTATGGTTGCGTCAGGGATTGGTGCTGCGATTGATGCCGAGAGAGCGCAAGATCAACTTAATCAGATGGGTATTACGGCGAACATAAACACGCCGCAGGCTGTGGCGAATGCAGCATCTATGGGGATGTTTGGGCAAAGCGTTGCCAATCAATTTGGGAATGCGTTGGGTTTTGATGCGTTCGCAGAGGCGCCTATGAGTGCTACGTTTGGGATGCCTAATGTGTCTGCCCCGACACCCGACACAAGCGGCGATCCGCCTGTTGTGCCTATCATCCGGCGGCCGCAGCAGAACCCCATGGAAGACGCTGAGATGGCTCAGCAGCAGGCTTTGATGGCAAGCCGCGACCCGATGCAGCAGCCTTTGATGCTGGCCTCTGGCGGGGCTGCTGGAGGCATGCTGGGCGATGGCATAACTTCTAACGAAAATTCAAAAGAAAATTTATTAAATCAAATCAATGACATTAAATTACAAATGAAAAAACATAAAACTGAATATGATGCGGCATTTGCAGAGCATATGGGCAATCGCCCATATGGTACGCCGCGAAATTATTGGGCGGCTCCATTTTTTGAAGAAGCAAAAAATAAATTTCCAAATTATTTTGCAGGTTTAGATGCAATCAAAAATATTCAAAACAAAATTGACAAAATAAACAAAAGCGAGGTTTCTGCACGGCGTAAATCAGCTATGGAACCATTGGCGAAAGCATTTTCTGATTATGAAGATGTTATTAACTCTGCACATAAAAATGAAAATTTAAATTTTAAAGCGATGCCAATTGAGGATTTTAATTCAGCAATTCAATCAAATGCTGATAATCCTGCAATTAAATTGCATAAATCGCCAGTTTATAACAATAAACAATCCAGCGAATATAAATTTATGATGGTAAATGGAATGCCAGCTTATGCCAGAAAATCAAACCATTGGGGAAAATTTATAACAAACATCAGCAATATTGATGATGCTGTGAACCACCTTGGCCTTACTGAAGAAGAAGCAAAGACGCAGCAAGCGCAAGACCCCTATGGTCGAATTGGATATAAATATCATAATTGGTCATTAGAAAACGGAGATGAAAACAAAAAAACATCACAAGCTGGATATGTTTATCTTGATGACTTATTGAATGATAAAAATCAAAAAAATAGTAAAGCCTTTGGCGGGGCTGCTGGAGGCATGCCGGTTGACGATCCTGCCGTGCAGCAGGCGCTGGATATCACGCGGCAGGCGCAGCCAAGCGCACCGCAAATGGCTGCCGCTGTTCAACCACAGGCGATGCCAATCTCCGATCCATCTTCTACAATCAATCAATATCGTGGAACTGGCTTATCTTTCCCCGAAAAAGATAATTCGGCACGTTTAGCGTTGAAAGCAAAACGTGAAAATCTTCTTGCTCAAGGCAAGGCTGCCGGTAACCCTGCAAATCCTAGAATGGTAATCCGCGCACCCAAGGCCGCTGATGGGGAAAAGCAACTTCCAGATTTTGTTGTAGGACAATTAAATCACAAAGATTGGACTGATAGGCACGAAGCAATTTTGTCGCCCAGCGAAATTAATCAAGCTTCACAATGGTATAAGCGCGTAAAAAATACATTTGATACTTTTTATCCTAATGATCCAGAGCTTTCTAAAACCATGATGCGCGCTTGGCTTGTTGCTCAGCAGAATGTTTCTCCCGCTGGCGCTATGAATAATGTTCTAATGCAGCGAGAGCAAATGCTTCGAGGCGATCCGGAAGAAACTTGGCAGGCTGGTGGTATGCCTATGCCAACCCAGGCTGCACGTTCTGTATTGCGTCAGCAGCCAATTGAAATGGGTGTTGGGCAAAAGATTGCCGACTTTGTTGATAGCGCAGAAGGGAAGCCTGTTCGTTCTTGGATGGGCAATCATCCAGATGGTGGCGCCCCATTTGTGGTTGATGTTCACACTGCCAGAGATACTGGCATGGTTGATGAAGAATTGCTTAATCATCTTCGCAGACTTGGGTATGACCAAGATGATTTGAGTAACGTGAAGATTGATTTAAAAGGCAGCCCAACTGAAGCTGCTTATGAAAATCGCGGTCAATGGGGGCGTGGATTAACTAAGCATCTAAACAACATAAAATGGCAGGGCAAGTCAGATTGGACGCCGGATGAAATACAGGCGGTTGGATGGATGGGTATGACTAAGCTTACCCGAAATGCCGAAGAGGACAGTGAAAGTGGATTGAGTAGAAATTTACGTCGCTTGTCATTTGAAACCGCTCCAGGCAAAGGCTCTCCTTGGGAAAAGAAATACGGACAAGCATTTTCAAGTCTTTCGCCCGAACAGCAACGTGATGTTACTCACGCAATTAATGGAGAGGCGCTAAAGCGCGTTGCGGAATTATCGGGCATTGATGTTCGTCATGTTGTTCACGGCACTGGGGCTTGGGAAAAAACCCAATCTCCCGCAACCGTTGGGCAGGCATTAATGACACAAAAAGGCGGCGATATCGCGGCTAATGCGTTGGGGTACTTGTTAAATCAAACAGAGGTTTGGCATAACCGGGCCAAGCCGCTTGGTGGCACTAAAAATCCATCTGGCTTTGCTATTGATTTTATTCAGAAAAATGGCCACGAACTTGCTGATCCGGCTTATCTGCAAGATTTATGGCAAAAAATTACCAACGCTGATCCGCATGACATTATTAAAGGATATCAGCCAATTAAATTGCCAACTGGCGAGGTTGGTATCCGCGCCATCATTACAAAAGGCGGAGAAAAGACTAAGGGGCTAATTGAAGGTTTAATCGGACAGGATGGTTCTGTTAGAAAGGTAATTGAAGCATCGCCCCATGATTTGGAAGTTATGGGTCATGAGGCTGAAGTCTCACGCGCCGTAAACGATTGGAAGGAGAACCCCAATGGGGAAGCTTATATGGAAAGGTTGGTCAACCTCTTGGGACCAAATTCACGCGCCAAACTCGCTGATATCAGGACACAACTTGAAAAAAGACTCGAAGCACACCTCAACGAAATTGGCAGCGGAAAAAGCCAACAAGGCAGAAAATCTACAGGCAAGCAAAAAGCACAGCTAGAAAAAGCAGGCGGTGGGTTTATTCCCAAAAATCCTGATCTGCTTAACCGTGCTTTGCGCTTGACCGCACCCGACCGGCCTATGCTTGCCTTGGCCGACTTATTTCAAAGGCAACTGCGGGGACGCCCGCCCTTCTAGGAGAAAAGTGCTATGTCTGAAACCAGCGCAAAGTCGATTCGGGCGGCCCGTGAAGCCAAGGCAAAGCGCCTTGGCTCCGCCGGTGATCCCAAGAAGAAGGTTGACGCTTCTTCCTGGACGCCGCCTGAGATGATGAACACCAGTGCCAAAACCGGGCTGCGGCCTGTGTCGCGCCGCCAGTTCAAGCGTGGTGGCAAGGTGGGCATGGAGGCCGAAGGCTCCTGCGGCCCGACCCGTGCTGACCGCAAGCCCCGCAAGAGCGGCGGTGAGGCCAAGGCTTACATAGCGGCCAAGATTAACCGCGATGTGAAGGAAGCCAATGCTGAGCTTGGCAAGCCGCACATCGGTGGCCTTGCTCGGGGCGGTTCAACCTATGGCGTTCCTGACCCGCAAAAACTTCGGGCAACCATGAGCGATGGTAACAGGCAAGCCAAGATTTACAAAAAAGGCGATGAATATGTCGTAAAGCATTATGAAGACGGCAAATATAAGCCAGACGCAGATTACTTTACTAACGACAAAGAAGACGCGCACGGCACTGCTTCTTATTTTTTGCGGAAGGACCGTAAAACAGGTGGCCGTGCGAAGCGTCAGGCGGGTGGCAGCATGGATGATCCTCGCGTTCCGCTGATGGATCGCTCAGTGAAAGAATACGTTGACGCCGTCAATGCGGAGCGCGCCACCGGCAAGACGGAAGGTGAGCGCATGATGGAGAGGCGGTTGCCTCCTGCTGGGCGTGAAGCGCCGTTGATGGATCGCACGGTGTCTGAATATATTGATGCGATCAACCGGGAGCGCGCGGCTCAAGGCCCGCGTAAGGCCGGTGGCCGCACCAAGAAGCAGATGGGTGGCATGTCTGGCGACCCGCGCCAGGGCGCTGCTGAGATGATGCAGAAGGCTACTGCGATGGGTAATGTGCCTGCTGACCGCATGGCCTTCAGCCGCCTTCAGAAGGGCCGTGCGGCCCAGCTTGCGGGGCTGAAGAAAGGCGGCAAGGTGAGCCACCAGGAGTGGGAGCATTCCAAGGCTGACCTGAAGCAGGACAAGAAGCTGGCCAAGAAGCACGGCATGAGCATGGAGAAGTGGGAAGGCTCTAAGCTTGATGAGAAGCACGACAAGCAGCAATCGGCTGAAGGGTTGAAGAAGGGCGGGCGGATTAAGAAGCAGGGTGGTGGTCTTGTTAATCCAATTATTGCGCGATTGCTTGGATCACGCGATCCCTCTGTTGTAGTTCCTCGCCCACGAGAAGTGCCGGGTACATTGTTAAATCAAACGGGTGCTGGTGCATCTTTTGTTGAAACTGTTCCTGCTATGGATGATTCTTATGTTCTCGCGCCGACATCTCGCGGTGCTGGAGCATCATTCGCAGAAGCTGTTGAACCTATGCCGCGCCCAGTTGAGCCCGCACCACGGTCTGTAGCTCGCGCTCGTTCAGCACCTCGGGCCGTAGCATCTGAAGCTGATGTTTTGAACCAAGCTGAGCTTGATCGTATTGCCGCTGCAAACGCTGCCGCACGGCAACCAGAACGTGGCTTCTTTGAGCGTCTTGGTCTTCGCCGCACCAATGAAACCGGCGAGGGTCGTCCAAGCACCGGCAGCTTGCGTGGCGATCTTGAGGTGTTTGGCCGCGATCTTCAGGCGCTTGGCCGCACCCTTGGCTTCAAGAAGGGCGGCAAGGTGATGGAAGGCAACTATACCGGCGGCACCCGTCCGACCGGTGGCCGCATTGCCAAAGCTGATGGCGGCGATATCAAAGACGACTCACGAAAAACGCCCACTCGCTACAACGTCATCAATGGCAAGACTGGGAAAGTAGTAGGGTCTGCCGGTTCGCTTCAGCGCGCTCGCAGGGCTGTGGATCGTCATGATTTGAATTATGGCGCGGCGATTCACAGTGTGGAGCCTGTTTTTGAAGATCGTGAAGAGCGGGCTCGTGGCGGTCGCGCCAAGGGCAAGACCAACATCATCATCTCCATCAACCCTGGCGCTGGCGCTGCTGGCGGCCCTGGCATGATCCCGCCCGGCAACCTGCCACCGGGTGCCGGTGGCCGTCCTGGCACAGGCGCAATGCCTGTGCCGGTTGCTGCCCCTCCTGGGCCACCGCCAGGAATGGCTGGGCCGCCTCCAATGCCGATGCCGCCCCCTGGTGCAATGGCTGGGCTGCCTCCTGGCATGCCAATGCCGCCTCCGGGTATGCCGATGGGTGAGGCTCCTGGTATGCCGCCAATTCCGCCGGAATTGATGGCTCTTCTGGGGGGCGGCGCTCCTGGCGCGCCGATGCCGCGTAAAGCTGGCGGTCGTGTGGGCAAGTTTGGCGGTGGCGCCATGGCTGGTGTACGCGGTATGCCTGCAAACTTGGGTACCGCCGGTGGTCCTGGTGGTGGCCGTCCTGGCGGCATGATGCAGCAGCAAGCATTGCAGCAACAGGCTA